CAGACGTTCCGGGACCTGTGCCGAGGTATGGAAGGTTGTTAGAAGTATATACCCGCATATTACGGATCTTCTGTGGCAATTGACCATTACGGATTTCTGATGATCCGCCGTAATCAGAATTTACCAGTTTAGAGTCTTCGTCCATCAGGACTTCGACAAACACACTGTCTACAACGACCCAGCGCCCGTCAGTCGGGACGTTTGCTTGGTCCATAAGACGGTTCATACGGTTGAGGATTGCCAACGGAGAAGTAATACCGCCTGCTCCACCGCCTGCAGCGATTGGAATAGAGGTCACTTCTGATGTGCCGCCTAGATCTGATCCACCGAAGTCGGTGATGTCGAGCTTGTTAGCAGCCAGCAATTCGTCGTTACCAGCGTTTGAATCGGCTTTAGTACCGTTTACATCGCCAGACGCTGAACGTCGTGCCCATGCGCTTGGTGTTTTCCAACCAGCAAGGTAGCCCAGTACTTCGGCATCAAAAGCATCACGCAAGTCATATCCTGCACGGTCCGCTGCGAGGTCCATGAAATTAATATGTGAGTGGGCTTGTTCAATATCCGCCAAAGTAAATTGGAAGTAATTTGCCTTGTCTACGACCATTGTGAAGTCGTTGTCGGTCAGATCTTGGGTTGCCAATGTGGTGCCACGTTCCAACGTATTGATGGTGATTGTGGGCTCCTTGATTATGCGGACAGAGTCACCCATCTGGCTGATCTCGCCGCTGTAATCCGTATTGGTTACCGCTTCAGCCACAGAACTTTTTCTAAAAGCAATCTGGGCCTTCTTGGAGTAAATAACGGGCGAAAAGTTGCCCGAATTAAGGTTGGTATAGCCGGAGGCTTTTGCGAATGCCATTTCATTTGTCTCCTGTGAATTGGCAGGGCTTTAGGGCCCGTGTCGATCCGAAGAGGACATTTCAGTGGCAGTACTGGTACTGGGGGTGCGTATATATACACGTATATACGGGCCCCATAGTACTGGTGGACTTACAGTCTTAATTCTTCTGGAAAATAAGGTTACAAGGGTGGACTATTAAGTGGCCTTGTTCCCTTTTGTTATATCACTGTTTAGGTGAAAAAGCAAGTGCTAACGTGCAGCGCCAGTGATGTCGTAACTAAAATTACCGCTGCGGATAGCTTCTTGTATTGCTTCTTGGTTCTTCTCGAACTCCTTATCGGTCATTTGCTCGATTTGGCTTTCGGAGAATGAGGCTCGTTGGCGGCCTGTGGGCGCTGGGCCCGTGGACCTACCAACAGACTGGGCGGCTGAGTTGGACCGTTTAGTCTTTGTCCCAGTATCAGCTTTGTAGAGATCGATGGCCCGAGCTGCACTACGGGCATCGCTGGTATTTTTGTATAATGCATCTTGGATATTCTGCGGCTGGAGAGCGACCCAATCATGGAAGTCTTGGCTGGCTCGGATCTGGGCAAAGTCTGGATGAAGCTGTAACAAGACCTGCTCGGCTTCTTTGCGACTGATCTTACTCTCTAGGTCACGCAGCCCCGCCATTTGTTTTTTGCCTTCTTCTAAGGCTTCATTGGCCCTCTTTCGTGCGATTGTATCCACAATCTTTGCGACGTCGGGATAACGATTAGACCACGCTTCAATCTCTTCGTCTGTCTTAGGGAACCTAATCTGGGCCTTTGAGGCTTGCTCAAGCTGCGCCCGTAGCTGCGCTACTTCCTGTTCTTTCTGAGACAGCATCTGCTGTGAGTGCCGACGTAGATCACCATACCGTTTTTTGTATGTAGCATCCTCGGCGTCTACTGCGGGGGCAGTGCCGTCTTCTTGTTGTTGTTGTAACAGCTCTTGGCTGTAGGAGAGGCCATTATCCTCTTCCTCTACTCGTTGATATTTTGCCATGATTTCCTCGTGTGGGGGCCACAAAGTAGCCACTCAATAGAGTGGGGTTTGCGGGTAGCCCGTGCCGCAAATTAAATGATGAAGGCAATCTTCTGTCGTTGGACCATGCCGGGCATCATTAATTCTTCTTCTTCGGGAAATATCTCGTCTGTCTCGCCATCCTCTTCGACGATTACTCCGGGCCTCTCAATTTCTTGTGCTTCGGGTGCCTCTTCGGCTTCTTCTTCGATGGGACCACTCTCATCCGAAACTTCGGAGTCCTCAGTGCCTTCGCTATCGGATTCTTCTTCCGCATATTGAATTAACCCATCCATCTCCATTGCCATCAGCCCTGCCTCGGCTTCGGCTTGCATCTCCATGATGTGTGCTAATCCGTGCCACTTCACGACGTGCGCTGGGAGTACATATTCGCCTTCAGAGATCATGGCAGATATGTCGTCCCGGACATTCTCCGCCGATGACCCGAGCGGTATAGGATTGCCAGATACTGGGTCCGACATCAGACCCTCGTCGCTGCCACACGCCATACCGCCGTGATACATTTCTAATACTTCGTCTTTTTGAACCGCTTCAGCTTTAGCTTGCTCGTAGTTATCCACCGTGCCATCTTTGTTTTCGTCTGCTTTTTCACGATCCATCGTAAAACCTTTCTCAGCCATCTCGAGGCCTGCTTGCGTGGTGATGCCTTTACGAGCGTCTGCCTTGCTTATTGTCATTAGATACCGTCCTCGTTGGACATCAGGCCTGCAGCGCCTATGCCCGTAGCTCCGCCAAAAAGAGACATGACGGGGATCTCTCGGGATAGTAATTTTCTGAATACGGTTTCTTTATCCATGCCTGTGGCTTGTGCAGTGACGTCAATACGTTCGTCCAACAAACGGGCCACTGATTTTAATTCCGAAGCCAAGCCTGTGCTATCGCCAGAACCAAACCAGCCCATTGCTTGAGCTTCTGCCGGGGATACGCCTAATATATCCGCCGCCTTAACGTAGATATCTGAGAATACAGCGTACTCTGTTTGCATTGAGACTTTATTAAATGTCTGCTTACCTAGTGTATCCTCTACCATTGTGGCAGGATCAAACGAGCTGGGGTCGGCGGCATAGGCGTCCCTAAAATCTTTCTTTATGTAATCGAGTGGAATACTACCCGGCTCGATTTCATTCATCACATCCAAGGCCCCACGGATAGCATGAGTATCTACAGTTACGCCTTGAAGATTGCCGTAGACGTTCTCTGCAAAGGTGTAGGGCTTGGTATTCGTGTCGGGGTTAATACCTTCACCCTTTTGTACTGCGTCTAAGAGCTTCTTATGTATGCCTTCACTGACGTTAGGCTTACCACTTTCGCCAATCTCGCCCTTCAACCCAATCATCATTGGGTAGCCTTTTTCATTTAGACCTTCACCGCCGGGGCCCACCACATCCCGCATATCCAAACCCATTTGGCGCTTCGCCATAGCTAGTGTGGCGTTACGAATATTCTGAGCAGTTTCGGTGCGGGGGCTGGTGGCAGCATAGGCGTCGGCAAACTCTCGTAGCCAATCATACACTTGCTCTTTTGAGTAGCCCATATTTAAGGCTTTTTCTACAATTGGCCCAGTATGGTAAAAATATTGGGCTTCTGTACCCAGCCACGGTTTCATCCTCTCGGCGAGGCGTTCAGCTATTTTGTCTGATCTCTCTTGTACCGCCCGGCCTCTATCATTTTTAGGTAGCGGCCTATTTGAACCTTCCGGGGGTCGAGGTACATATATTTCTTTTTGCTCTGGCAGAGTTCGCTCGTAGCTTTCATTGCTTAAATCAAATAACGGATTAGATCCGCTGGGTTGTATACGCTCACTCGGCTCTAGCTTCATCTGCTCGGCTCGTAGACCTAGTATGTCGGTCATTTGAGCATCCGTGGGAGAAGGATTAAGCATCTCCTCGTATTTATTTGGGTAATACCGTTTTAATTCTTGTTGAGCGGCCCCAGTTAAATCTTCTAAGCTAAGATTGTCTCTATCAATAAGCTCGGGTAATAAGGGTAAATCCTCCCCCCCTAATTCTAGTGCTTTAGCTTTTGCTTCTTCCGGGCTTAAAAACTTATTAATCTTTACCGAACCATGAATAAGCCACGGTTTGTCTTGTTGTGGGTTTGTTTTAAATTCATAGCTGCCACCTACAGGTATTCTCTCGGGTATATCCCTTGAATCCCTTAAATCCGCTTCTTTCTGCCACGGTACATCATCAGGTATTTCAACTTCAGCCCAAACTTGATTAGCTTTTCGGTAATTTACCTTTTTAGCATCTCGGGTAGCCTTGCCGCCGATGTGCACTGAAACGGGTTCTGTAGTAGAGTGAAAGCCCCCTCTGGGTGCTACGCCGCCGGATAGTGTGGCTTTAATTTGTCCCGGATTTTTGGGATCTTCATCCCCCATCCGAGCATCATACCACTGGCCTTCTTCAAAATGATCTTGTTTATTAACGAATAGAGACCGTCCCTTCATCGGCGGTCCATTATATCCCGGCTTTGCCCAATCCGGGCTAAAGTTTGGCCCTGTGCCGGGGACCGCTTCATACATACGATACGCCGTGCGTGTCTTTTTAGGGGGAGTGCCCGGAACCACGTCGTTCAGTGCTTCCTGAACATCTAAATTGAGATAATCTAAGGCTTCGTTTGATAATTCAGTCTCTTGTAAATTCTGCTTGTTAAATTTTACGTTGCCGAAATTCATACCTACAGTGGAGGGATCATATTCAATTGAACCTACTGCCTCGGCTAAATTCTTAATGCCCTTGCCTGCTAATTTTGCCGCTACACCCGTCAGTGGCAGCGCTTCGGCTACGGTCAGTGCGCCCTCAACCCCCGCCAATGCCATACCTACTTTATCGTCTGCATTCTGCGCCCGGCGGAAGTCCCGCTTGGCTTCCTGCCCGCCATATATCAAACCTGCTGGGGTTAGATCCGCTAGACCTAACCCCATACCACCGTCTGTGGGGTTCTCTACGCCTAAGAACCTCTCGGCAGTACGGTTTGCATACTGTTGATTAAATCCTAATGTATCCCGAAGGAAGTCAGACAAAGTGTTCCGGGATCTCTCTCGCAACGTAGGGTTATATACGTCTACTGCCGTACCTCGGGCGTCTTGAGGAGCCTCAGACCCGTCTAATGGGCTATAGTAGTTTTCATCCAACAGCGCTGGGTTAAACTGGTTCTCCGAGCGATACCGGGCGTACTCCTCAGCCTCTTCTTCAGTATCAAACGTCGGTAATTTATCATTGGTGTATGGGTCAATAGGGCCATACTCTCGATAGAAGGCTCTCAACGTCTCTTCGTCGTAGGCATCGCCTGTAGTGGGGTCAATTGTCGGCGAGGCCATGTAGCTCACGCCAATCGGCATTGTCTCAGTACGCTCAGAGTATTGTTCGCCTGTCTCGTCGTCAGTGAACACTGGCTTATTAAATACCGTAACCCCTGTATATTCTAAGGGGCTGCGTTGTTCCGCCAGATAGCGATTATAGACTTCCTCAGAGAACCCGGCGGCCTCTAAGTCATCTGTGGTGGGGACCATCCCCATAGCCTCAAAGGTTTCGAGATATTCCGCTAATTCTTCCACTAATT